TCAAGGGCCTCGTCTAGTTCGTCCTGCGTCAGGCCAGCACGGTGCAGGTGGTGCTCGTGCAGCAGGTGCTCGATGTATGGCTCATCGACGTGTTGCGTTTCCTCGGTACTTGCATCAAAGCACCTAGGTTCTGTCGCTGGCTGAGACACGTCGTACCACTTCTCAAGTGGCTTTCCGGCGGCCTGCGCGTCGCGGCGTGCCTCGACTGCGTTTCGTAGCGTTTCGTTTGCTTCTGCGATTGACGGGCTCATCGGCGTCCTTTCGTGTGGCGTGCAGTGGGCAGATTTCGCTAATCCAAAACACCGGAGCGGTGCCCCAGAGAAACCCGCGTCCGTGGTGATTGTCCAACACTGGGCAAGTGCAGCCGGCTTCAATCGCTGCGTCGCTGCCTGGCGTTGGCTTACTCGTCATCGTTGTCATCGCGTGGCGAGTCGTGGAAAGACGCACGCAGTTCAGTGTGGTCCGTGTTCCACCGAAGCAGCATCCACCAACCGCCAAGCGGCCTGCTGCTCATGCCCTTCTCAACAGCCCACCCGTCGCTCAACGATTCCTGCTTGTAGGCCGCACTTCGCACGAGGTGGATAGGCCGCACCCGCACGAGCCCAGTAGGCGAGAGCCGTTGCCGGCTGGCCTCAATGAGCGTTCTCTGGTGGACGTGCCCAGCGTGTACGCAGTCAGCGTCCACGTCTGTGAGGTAGCGGCTGTAGTCAATGACGCCGCGAGTCACCGGGCCACCGCCACCGTACCCGTGGTGATACCAAAGCCGATAGAGAGCGGTGCTCGTCTTTCCGGCCTTGGCCCGAAACATCACCCAGCCTGAGTAGCCTGCGGCCCGGCACTTGCTGCCACGCACCCGCAGCTGCTCAACGAGCCTGGTGGTCAAGCACGTCTCCATGCGTTTCCGCACAGCCGTCTCGTGGTTGCCCGGCGTGATCAGCGCCATCTGCTCGCGGTACGGCTCGAGGTACTCCGCGCACTGGGTAACGATGTCGTCGTAGTAGTTGCCGCGTTGGAACTCGGGCCGCACGTCCCACTTGCCATTGCTCCTGGGATCGAACTTGCCGCCCATCACATCGAAGTGGTCGCCAATGCTGAGCACTGCGGCGTTTAACTCGCGGGCTTTCGTGAGATCCGCCGTGAGTTTCTCTCGGTTGCACTTCACTGAGTCCCAATGCCAGTCACTCGAAAGCAGCACCCATAGACGCTGGTTAAAGTCAATGCGGGTGACGCTGCCCTCAAGGCTCGTGACGTTCCAGGCGTCGCTCGCGTTCTTGCGGCGGAATGTGCCAGCACTACGGCCCATCGCTCACCTCTCGGTATCCGAGGCTGTAGAGAACCTTGCTTATGTCTTTGCCGGCCTGCTCGACGTGTTCCTCGCTTGCGGTTGGAAAAAGCGCATGGAGGAGTTCGTGCGTCAAAATCGTGAGCTTGTGGCGGCCCCTGAGCCCGTTGTGAATCAAGATCCGTGGCCGCTTGGACTTCTGCGAAAACGTGTAGCCGTACGCCTGGCCCTTGAGATCAGTGAACCTGATCAGCCATCGCTCGTCGCCGTTGAGTGTGAATACGTGATCCTCGGGCATTCTGCATCCTTGCGTGCGACTATGGCAGCAACGTCAAGAAGGCAGCCCTGGAGTCAGCGGATCAATCAGGTTACCGAACTCGTCGCGCGACTCTATTCGGTTAAGAAAGGTTGCGAGTCTGGTTCCAAAAATAGATGAAAACCGCGCCTTGCTTACTCCGTCTGTTGTACCCGAGTTCAGCGGAACGAAACGCTGGCCGTTGTAGGTTTCTAATCCTCTTCCGGCGTCTATATTTGTGCCTGCCGTAAATACACGCCCATCGTCTGTAAGTATTGCATAGCCCTCCTCAAATGCTTGCGCGTTCACGATGTCGCTACGGGAGACTACTGTGAGTGGAGCACGAGCACTTAATCCAAGCTCAGGCTTTACGTAAATCGCTCTTCCCCAAAAACCGAATGATCCGTCAGATTTAAGTAGGACGCCGTGGTCGGTTCCAAGCGATACTGAAGTAAACCCAGTGGTAGACGATGGAGAAAACCACGACATTCCGTCGTAAAGATCAAACGCGCTGTTTAGGTACAACTTTCCGTCGCTAGAAATAGCCGCGCAGGCCTTGGTTCTTGCAGGCCCATAACTCGCGTCACAGTCTAGCCAAGTTTGAGAAAACAGAGCAGCTGTAGCAGACGCGCCGGATCCGCCGCCACCAGAAAACGTTAGAGTTGGTGCGCTTGTGTATCCCCATCCTGGGTTGGAAATCGAAATGCCTGTAACCGCACCGCCTGCTTGTGTGACTTGAAACACCGCTGTCGTTCCGTCTGGGTGCTGAGGTGCGCTAGCGGTGACTGAGGGAGCTGCCGTGTAGCCGGACCCGCCGGCGACAAGATCAACACTATCCACAAATCCGTTGACGCGGTGTGGGCGAGTTGAAGTAAGTTCTTTGCCAAGATTAAATGTGCCCCAGACGTATAAGTGATCGTCCTCTCCAAGGGCAAGTATTTTAGTCCCGCCTGCGCGGATCTTTTTAAACGCCAGCGGTTGCGCCGGAGTGACTGTTCCGCTAGCGTCTTCGTAGGATGCAAAGTCTGCCTTGCGAAACCAGCTAAGTAGTCCGCCAGGATCATTGGGGAACTGGCCCTCAACTGTAAACCCTGACGTACAGGGATCGCCAGAAAACCAGATACTGCCGTTGGAGTCTAACGCCGCTAGGCAATGTTCATGAGATGTCACACTCTTGAATTGGACTTGCTCAAGGTCGCCGCCTTCGCCAAGAACGCGAGTCAACCGGCTGAGACGTGTTTTTGTTCTATTCCCCAGCGGTGAACCAGTTTGTAAGTAGGTTCCTTGTATCCTGTTGTCAATGATCTCTGGGCCAAGACCAAAGAGCTTGTAATTGTTTGCAAAGTCAAAGACTTCGTTACCCACCACGTACAGATGACCTTCTGATGTGCATAAAATGGCTATTAAGCGAGCACTACCTAAGGGACGGAGAGCTACAAGACTGCTAGCATCTATCACATTGTTAATCGGGGTTAGGGTTTGCCTAGATGGGAACTCTTCTGTGGATGGCCTAATGTTGAAGAGATCAGCATTGGTAAAAAACGTAATAACATCGCCTAATACATACGCATTCAACTGCGCTGTAGGGGAGTTGTGAAGGCGAGCAAAACAGAAATGCCATCCGGTGTTTGTCTGTGCTCCAACGTAAGACCACGCATACGGGTCGTTGTTCAGGTAGTCATGAAACTCGCTCATGACTGAGCACCGATAAGCCGCCACATACCGTTTTCTTTTAGGACGAGCACTCGCTGCAAAGATATGGCCGCCGTTGCAACAGTTGTCATTAGGGGAATCGGAGAAAGATGATTGACACAGAGTGCCGTTGCAAAAGGCGTTGTCGTTGGAAAAGCGAACTGAATGACTTTGGTATTGTTTGTGGTAGTTGCTCCAGTAAACCCAATAACTGACCAGTTCGTGGTAGCCGTGTGGTAGGCAAACTTGACACTTGATGCGGCCATCGCTTGAGGCGGCACCGCTCCAAAAGTTAATGCAGCCCCGCTACGGTCGCCCTGCTCAACCGTGCGAACAACCTTAGCGATACGCTCAGCCGCTGGCTTCGTGAAAGTGACTCGTTCTGTGCGTATTGATTTTCCGTCTGGCTTTTGTGCCATGGCTACCTCACCACCACGCTGCACACGCTTATGCCTGGCTGAACTGCCGTTGCAGCGATTGCTATATCAATCCGACCACTCACCAGCACAGCCGTGCTGGAGGTGACCGCAAGAGAGTATGCGGTTGCAGGAGTGTGGCCCGAGGTGTGGATGATGTATTGATACCGACGCACAGATCCACCTGCCTGCCACTCCACCGTCGAGCCGTCAAATGATGTTCCAAACGTAAGCGTGGCCGTTGCTGATCCTGCAGAAGTCTGCGTTGAGACGCTCGGGTTTGAAACGGCAACTGTGGCCGTCGATGGAGACAGCCGAAGTAGCGGAGTATTCGCCCTGTATGAGTTTGTGCCGTAGGTGGTTGAAGCTGAGAAAACCGGGTACGCACTCATGCTTAGCGTGGTTGTGTTCGCCGTGCATAGCGAAACAATGACGCTCACGTTGGTCGCAGAAGTGATCCGTACATCTTGAACTGTAGGCATGTCTAGAAAGGCGGATTGCCAAAGTACGAGGAGAAGTCTGTTTCTGGATACACACGCCTAGTCAGGATGTCTGGAGGCCCAGACGTGCCGCCCGTGTATTTCTGCGACCCGTCCGAGTTCAGAGGTTGCGGGCTTGCTGCTGCGATGTCGGTGCCTTCGTCAGACCGCACGTAGGTGCGAAACTTAGTGCTTCCGCTTCCAGTGACGTAATGCCAGCCAACGTGAGGCAGCAGCAGATCGTGACCGCTCTGGCGGTAGACGAGCTCCACGCTCACCTGCCAGTACCGTATCTCGATGCCGTTAACCACTTCGGCCGTTTGCTGGCCGCTGATGCCAGAGCAGAACCATGTATGCGACACACCGCCAAGAAAGCCTGCAGAGTTCACCGTATTAGTGACCGCAGCAGCGAGCGCTATCGGGAACTGGTTTCGGTTTCCGCTGATGGTGCAGCGAACTTCAGCCTCGTTGACAGTTAGCCCCTCAAAGTAATCTCCAGCAGCATTGACCAGCGGCTTTTTAGTTGCGCCGTCGTAGTAGATGAGCGCGGGAACCTGAGAGCCGCCAGTAGAGAACGACCAAACGTCAGAACGTGCCAGCGGGCTTGGATCCCATGAGGCAACGTCTTGATTCACGACGCCGTACGAGTACGAGATTTCGGCGTGGTGCCTATCCGTTTCTGTGACGGCCCCGCTTAGGCACAGCAGGTATAGATATTCTGGGTGCTGCGATCCGTGAAAGATTCCAACTGTATCAAGTATTTCTTGCGTCGCAGTTGGGCCATCAAGCGTGCAAACATACTTTCGCTCCGCTGTTGGGCTTTCCCCAAAACGGTGAGAGAAAGTTCGCGGGATAACCTCGCGGTATGAAATAACGGCCATTAGCCACCCAAGATTCCGACAGGTGCCGCACCGATAGCAATCAGGCCCTGCTTGATCTCCTCAAGTTTCTTCAGCTGATCTCGCCGCTGGGCAATCGCTGGATCTTCGCGGCCAAGGGCGAACACGGCAGAAATGCCTTCGCTGGTGCGGATGTCATTGACGTTGAGCGCCGAGGCAGCTGGACGCGAAAGCTCTCGTGAGATTTCCTTACGGATGTCGATGCCTTCCTTGGCAAGATTCCTGAGAGCGGTCTGGGCCTCGCCACCGTCAATCAGCTTCTTGTCGAATGCCTGGCGTACGGACTTGAACTGGTCTGCCAAAGTGGTCGCTGGCTTCAAGAGCTTCTCGTCTACGCCGAGCGCCTGCAGCTGGCGCTCGCGGTCCTGCGCCTTCGCCTCTTTCGCAGCCGCCTGCGATAACGCGAGACGCTGCCTAGCGTCTGCAAGCGACTTGGAATCGCCGGCACGCTTGGCGGCAGCCAGCGCCTCTTCAGCAGCACGCTGCTCAGTGACGATTGCCAGCAGATCCTTATTGAGTTGCAGCCTACTCTTCTCTGCGTCGCTCAGCCCGGCGTTGGCCAGTTCTGCGGTGCGCTGCCGTGCCTCTTCTGCTGCCTTTCTTGCGGCGTCTGCGGCAGCCTTTGCAGCTTCGGCGTCAGCTTTCCTGGCGTCAGTGATGTTGCGGACTTCTGTTGTCAGCGCCTGCGCGTCACGGCTGGCCAACTGTATTGCGTCACCAAATGCGAGCGAGTCTGTCGTGATGCCCTCGGCAAAGCCCTTGATTTCACGGAACCGCTCGAGCACTGCGGCTGGCACGCGATTCAGTCCGCCAAGCTCCTTGGCCAGAGCTTTCACAGCGGCGCTCGCTTCGTCGATGGCTTCCTGGGCAAGATCCTGCGCCGTGAACGTCGGCACCTTGAGCGCGTCCTTGGCCTTCTTGCCAAAGTCCTGCGTTTCCTTTGTCGCCGCAGCGATAGCAGCACGGTAGCCGGCAGCTGCTTTCGTTGGGCTGTCGATGGCTGTAGCAACTTCCTGGCCGGCTGTGTTGGTGGCCAGCGACCACTCAACCACCTGCCCTGCCAGCAAGCCCAAGACCGTTACAAGGATTCCGATGCCGGTTGACGCCAACAACCCGCGAATAGATGCCGCAAGCGTGCGCACGCCAACCGCAGCAACGCCAGCAGCCCCAGCAAACCTATACGCTGAAGCAGCGGCTGCAATGAATGTGCCGCTGAGGTTTGAGACGGCTGACGCAACAACCTGCCGGTTGATGAATGCCAAGTACCCGCCAATCAGCGGCAGGATGTTTCCGGCCAGCGGAGCCGCAGACGAGACAACGGTCGCAAAAGACCCAGCGAGCGATTGCACGCTAGACACGACAGAGCGAATAAGGGCAGTGAAATCAATCTGCCCAATAAATGTAGAAAGCTGCTGTCCGGCGGCCTGTATGGCAGGCAGCGATTCACGAAGCCCAGACACAAAAGCTTTGTACGCAGGCTGCAGCCCCTCGCCTATCGTGGCGCGGACGTTATCCCACTCAGCCGCAAGGATGCGCTGCTGATTCGCAAGGCCGTCTGATGTGCGTGCGAAGTCGCCCTGTGCTGTGCCCGTTTGCTTAAGAATCGCAAAGTACGCGGCCTGCGCCTTAACGGCCGGAGTTAGATCCTCACCCACCTGCGCAAGACTGCTGGCGTAGGCCACCTGCTTGAGTTGGGCGTCATTAAGAAGAACGCCGTACCGGCGAATCGGCTCGGCTTCGCCACGAAGTGCAGCCCCGATAGCAAGCGTGGCGTCTTCAATCGTGGTGTTGTTGAACGACGCCAAGTCTGCTGCAAGCTTGACGAGATCAACGGAGAAGTCTGCTGCTTGCCGCTGGCTTAGTCCGATTGCGGTAAACAGGTTTCCGAATGATGCCGTCGCCTGCAGCGCCGCCCGAGACGAGAGGCCGATGCCAGACGCACTGTTGGCAAACTCTGCCACAGCCTTTGCTGACTCACCGAATACGACGTTTGCCTTTGACGCCTCTTCGCCAATAGACACGGACTCCGTGACAAAGCCTGACAGCAGCGTGTTGGCTTGGCTGATGGATGACGTAATCGCTTGGATGCCGCCAATAAAAGCTCGGCCGATCTCAATCGTTTTAAGCGTTGAAACGTCACGCTGTGTCTTCTTGGCGGCCAGGCCCAACTTCTCGAGTTCCACCACGCCGGCATTGATGCCGCTGGCCATCTGCACCGCAGATGCCGAGAGGTTGAATCCTAGAGAGATGGTTGCCATAGGTCACTTTCCGAGATCTGACGCCATGCGGCGTAGCGTCTCGGCTATCTGAGTTGGATGCTTTGGGGCCCTGTCTTCAATCGGAATGAACTTCTCTGGGTCCGGAGTCTGCTTGGAGTAGGGGGCAAGCACCGAAGTCACGAGCATGGCTGTCTGCCCCCACGTATCGTCCAGCGGCTGGAACCACCTGGCCCAAGCGATCCACTGCGAGAACTCGCGCGAGTCCATCGCGTCGATTTCGCGTAGCGTTTTCTTGAGGTGACCCGCCAGACGCAGCTTGAACTGCAGCGTAGGGCGGGCGTTTATTCCCCCGCTAGCTTCTTTATTTCCTCCTCGGTCAGTGCGTTGTGCTTCAGGGCCGCATGCCACAGGCGGTGCATCACGTCGCTGCTGCGACGCTTGATGGCTTCCTTGCCTTCCTCGCCTGGGTAGAGTAGGCCGCCCTTCTCGTCGCAGAGCGTGCGGCAGAGCAACTCAGACCGGAAGTCAACGATGGCACCATTGGAAGACTCAAGTGCCTTGATCTCGTAGGAGTCACGATCGCCGACAGACATAAGGCGAATGCATATCTTCCCGTCTCCACCAAGTTCTGGTGCTTCAACGGTGATGATCTTTGCGTCTGGGGCGTTGTCGATCTGATCTCGAGTCAGTGGCATTGCTCACCCGTCTAGTAGTTTGAACGTCACCGAATACCGGGTCACTCCGTTGAGTTCCGGCTGGGCAGTCCATCCCTCATAGACTGCATTCGATGTCAAGGAAACGCCCGCGCCGAAAACTACGAGCGACTTCCTCAAGCCCCATTCGCCCGTGCTGATGTTTGCGGTCCCGAGGCACTCCACGGAAACGCTGCCGGCATCGTCAGTCCACACAACGCTGCGGCCCTTAGAGGAGCCGCCTGCGTAAGACACCTGCAGGCCTGTGACCTCAGTGAACGCGACGCCGCCCCACGTTACAGACAGGCCGGTTGAGTGAGTCGCCACGGCTTCCTCCGCTGGCGATCAAGCAACCTGGAACGATGCCGAGCCCTTGATGGCGTCGTTGGTCGCCAGAGTCACGGTTGAGGACTTGCACGTGGCGGCAACGCCAGTGAGCGTGATGCCGCCAGCAATCGTGAGCGTTCCGGTGATGCCCTGTGCGATCGGTGATGCGCCTGCATTCGCAAGGTAGTCAATGGTGACTTCTTTGCCAGTGTCTCCAGCAGAGCCCTTGAGGGGGCGCGAGAGCGTGGCGACAGTCGCGCCAGTCGTTTGACCCAGGTGGGAAACGTCAATGGAATCGGTGGCGTTGTTGTCGGCAATCGTATAGGTGATGTTCGTGACCGTGTAGTTCACGCTTGCGAAAGTGAACGTCGTGCCGGAACTGTCATGAGGCGTTGCGGGCATTTGTTACTCCTGCCACCAAACGTCGTATTGCTGGGTGATTTGATACGCCGGCGGTAAGTCGGAACCGGCCAGCGTTACCAAGTCGTCGGTTTCGTTTTCAAGCGACACCTGCGACACAGTGCAGCCTAGGACTTCGCCCCCGTATCCATCCAGAACCGAACGCATGGCGTCTGCGACCTGGCGGGCCTGTTCGTAGGTGGCTGCGTAAATGCTGTACTCCACCGTGACCTGCGGTATCCCGGCAGGACTTTGGAGCGTCTGCGTGCGTCTGATCGCCGTACGCCTCCACGTCACGAATGGCAGCGAAGCGGACACCGGGGCCAGCGTCGGGTATGTCCCAGTGCCGATGAGCAGGGCGACTTCTGGGCTGGCATCAAGCACACGCTTGAGGGCGGCTTCTGGCGACTTCAGCATCAGAGTCCTCCTGTGCCGCCGAACTTCCGCTGATATTCCGTGGCGGCACGAGTCAGCGCCTTCCGCATTTCCACGTCGAGAGTTGTCTGCATCTGGCTCTTTGACTTATTGAAAGCCTTCTGCAGCGGATGACGCGCAGGAGATCCCGCAACGGACCCGCGAGCAATGAAGTCCACTGGGTACAGCCCTCGGCCAGTAAATGGCCCGCGAGAGCGAAAAGACGAGAGTAAGCCGCCTGCGGATTGCTGCTTTGCCCTGACGGCTATGGTGCGAATGCGGCCACCGAGAATCACTTTCTTCTTGGCCACCTGCCTGCTCTTGCCTGGAGATCGCGGCCTGGTGCCGAACTCGACTAGGTGCGAGTGGTACGCACGATTTGGCCCCTTGAGCACAGATCCGCCAGTGAAAGCAGGCACTGCGCCTTTTTGGCTCGCCGTGTTGGTTGGGCGTCGAAACCCGACAACCACTACGCTCACCGGGATGTTGGCTTTGTTGTTCGTGTACTTGCGGTCTACTCTGGTGACGCTGGCGAGTAGGTTTCCGGTGACTTGGCCAATCGCCGAAACCTCATTCCGCAGAGCGTCCTGCCCAGGCTTTGCTGCCTTTCGCAACGCTTGGCTCTGGTACTTAAGGCTGATTTCCTTCGGCAGCTTTTTGAGCTCACGGACAATATCATCAAGAGTCTTGAGGCCATACAGTCCTTTGGCTGTCTTGCTCTTGCCGAGCGACAGCTGAATCAGCGACGGGCCTTCGGCAAATATGTTGCTCACGCCACCACCTCCTGGCAGATGGCTTCGTGCTCGCTGCGGTTGCCGTGCTCGAGCAGGCTCACAATCTCCAGCACTCGCCCGCGCCACAGGCCACGCATCTGCTGCGTCAGGCCAGTTAAGTGACGCATTCGCACCTTGTGCGTGATGGTCACGTCCATCTGGCCGGCAGCCAAAGCCTCGCGGGCCGTTACGCCTTCAACGCTGGCCCACACAGTTGAGAACGTAGCCCATGAAACGATTGTTTCGCCGAGGCTGTTTCTAGTCTCAGTGGCCTGCTGCCACGTCACTCGCTCGCGGAGTTTGCCGGCGTCAATCATGTGCCGTACATCGCAATGGTGTACGAGGATGTGCCTGCGTTTGCGCGCACTGTCGGTAGTTGCCCGGCGTCACCAAAATCACCATAGGAGCTTGAAACAATGCTTAACGAGTTTGCGTCCACGGTCACAGTCGGGTTATTCACAACCAAGGCAGCAGGCCCGGACTTAATCACGTAGCGCTCAATCTCAAAGAACGAAACTAAAGCGCCGCTCGCGTCCCTGTAGGCTGTCGGCGCGACTTGGATAGTCACGGCACTAGTGCCAACCGTGCCGCTCACGATAGCCACCTTGCCAGTGGTGTAGGCCCGAGAGTCCTGCAAGCTCGTTACCTTGAGCGATGCCGTGCCGTCCTTATCGTGGAACAGCACGTCCACGTTGATGCGTCCTTCAATGCTCATTGGTAGCTGCCCCATTTCTGTGACGAGAGAAGCGATTCCACAGCAAACTCAAGCGGCTTGCTGATGCTGCCCACGAGCACCGTGCTGCGGCTTTCGTACCAGTGGCCAACCAGCATCAGGCAGGCGTGGCGAATGGCGGCAGGCACGCTTGAGCCAGCGGCCCCGTAGCCGGCCCACCACGTCACGCTGATGGCGTTGTCATCCATGAGATGCGGCGGCCACGTCTGGCCATACAAAGTCTTCACCGCCCCTGGCGTGCTGCTGCGGTCCACGCGGTAGCTGGCCGTGGTGTATGTGGCCGTCGTGCCGTTCTCGTAGGTGAACGTAAGGGCCACTGCTGTGGTCGTGCCGGCCGTCGCCATGGGCGGCCGTGGTAGCTCGATGTCGTGAGTGCCGTCTGGCGGAAACGAATCAAACCGCATCACCCACTGCGTATTGACCAGCGTGCGGTCTAGGTACTGCTCGCACCACTCGCGGGCTGCCGTGATCAGCGTGCCGATGTAGGCGTCATCGCCACTGGTATCAACCCGCAGATGGGCCTTAGCTTCCGCGAGCGTGACGGGCTCAACGGCTGGCGGCGTCTGTCGAGTCAGGCTTCGATACTGCACGGCGGCCTCTTCGCTTTGGGGTGGCGTCTGCGGTTTCTGCGTCGTGCTGTAGGGCAGCCGTTTCAATCAGCGACGGCTGGTTGTCTTCCACCGCGACACGCTGAGCGAGCAGCTGCGTGGTGATGCCGCCAGGAAGCTCAGCCACTTGCCCCTTGCGGTAGCCACGCCACGCGCGGGTAAACATAATCTTCGGCATTAGCCCACACTCCATGCAGATTCTGGCGGCTTGCCGGTGTTCGTGAACTCAGTAGTCCACTGAAAAACAGGGGCGGTAAGGTTCTTGCCGGGCCACGTCACGACGTACTCACCATGGCCTAAAACGACACGCGGCGAGACGAAGACGCGGTTGCCGCTGTCTCGCCAGTTCCGCCACCACCAGATGTCTGGATCGGTGCGGCCATCGTTCCACCCGCCTTGCGGGTCTGGCTTGCTCCAGAACCACGGTTTCTTTGTTCTCTTGAGTGCCGCCGTACTGATGACGGTGCAGCCAAAGTGTGCCGTGTCCACTTCCTGCACGGGCTCCGAGAACCATTCTTTGGGCACCTGCGTGTGCCCATCATCTGGCGGATTGTCCAGCGTGCCCTTCAGCGTCAGCATCGGGCGGCCGTCTTCACGCTTGGTCTGCATGCCAGTGATGGCGTCGCACTGAAACGTCATCGCCATGGCGAACAGCTGCTCAACGTCCTGCTTGGTGAAAAAGGTGTCGTAGTCGATGGCCAGCAGGTACTCGCACGAGTCGATGAACTGCTCCATCACGCGAGTGTTCACCTGATCCCAGAACGCACCCGTGCCCATCGTGGGGCGAATGCCAAGCGGCATCAGGGCCTGGGCCCAGGCGAAGTGGTTGGACGTGAACGAGAGCCGTGGCATGGAGAGCACGGCCTCCACCCTGATGTCAACTTCGGTGCCACCGACTTTGACTAGCATGCGTTCCTCAAGAAAGAGAGCGGGCGGCCCCGTTGTGGAAGCCGCCCGCTCAAGATTGCACACTCGTCAAGCC